CAATTACTATCATTCAGGCAAAGAGACGGGACAAGTAAAAGCCATGAGCACATATGCCAACGAAATAAAAGACTTTATGCGTTGGTGTGTCGATAAATACGAGGTCCAATATTCAGACATATACGTTGATCCTGCTTGTAAATCTCTAAGAGAAGAACTTCACAAGATTGGTATATTAACCAGGAGAGCTGACAATAATGCCCAGGATGCAAAGAAGCAAGGTGGGGGCATAGAAGTAGGCATTGANCGGTTTCAGAACTCCATTACAGAAGGGCGTTTCTTCTTAGTGGAGACTGAAAAATATGATCATTACGATTTTATTAAAGAAATCGGTATGTATGTTAGGGACGAAAAAACAGGCAAGCCAGTAGATGAGTGGAATCATGCCATGGATGAAGCTAGATATGCAAATAATCATTTTTATCGTACNTATGTGCTTTAGTTAGGGAGGTGGGACGGTGACCGTTATTCAGCGCATCAGAAACTTTTTCAGGAGAGGGGGGAATACTTTGCCAAGACGAGAAACACTTAAATCTATAAATGATCATCCAAAGGTCAGTATAGACCCCGATGAATTAGCAAGAATTGAAAGAAACCTAAATCAATATAAAGGCAATTATCCTAAGATTGAGTATATAAATTCCCAAGGGGATAAAGTCGAAAGAAATTATATGACCCTAAACCTTAGAAAATTGAGTGCAGATGTATTAGCAGGATTAGTATTCAATGAGCAATGTGAGGTTACAGTATCGGATGCAAACGAAGAAGAAGGCGCAGAAAATAGCTACAAGAATGCACATGAGTTTATACAGCACGTATTTGAACACAACAAATTCAAGAAGAACCTAGCCGACTACTTAGAGCCTATGTTTGCACTAGGTGGGCTAACGGTAAGGCCTTACGTAGACGATACAGGCGAGATTGAGTTCAGTTGGGCGATAGCTAATGCCTTTTACCCTTTACGCTCAAACAGTAACGGAATAAGCGAGGGGGTAATGAAGTCAGTAACTACCAAGAATGAAGGAAATAAAGCTATTTTTTATACGTTACTAGAGTTTCATGAATGGGAAAGAGATATTGAAGGCGATAGCCTATATGTAATTACTAACGAACTATATAAATCTGATAAAAAAGGAGAAATTGGCAAAAGAACAACCTTGGACGAGATATACGAAGGGTTGCAGGAGCGAACAGAGATTAAAGGACTATCGAGGCCCTTGTTCAACTACCTTAAGCCTGCCGGGTTTAACAATATTTCCCCTCACAGCCCACTAGGATTAGGGATATGCGACAATGCGACCCCTACTCTAAAAAGTATAAATGATACNTACGACCAATTCTGGTGGGAAGTTAAAATGGGCCAGAGGACGGTATTTGTAAGCGACCAGATGCTTAAAACTATACCAGACGAGAGTGGCAGACCTCCTACGCAGATATTTGACCCAGATGTAAATGTATATAAAGCTATGCGCATGAACATGGACGAGGAGTTTGTCAAGGACGTCACCAGCGACATAAGAACAGACCAGTACATATCAGCTATAAACCAGTCACTAAGAACTCTAGAAATGGAGCTTAAACTATCAGTGGGTACATTCTCATTTGATGGTAGAAGCATGAAAACGGCCACAGAGATAGTTAGTGAGAATGATTTAACTTACAGGACTAGGAACGACCATGTATATGAAGTAGAGCAATTTATAAAAGGATTAGTTGTATCTGTACTAGAACTAGCCAAAGTATATAAATTATTTACAGGTGAGATACCGACATTTGAGCATATTGGTGTAGACTTTGATGATGGGGTTTTTCAAGATAGAAATGCTCTATTGACGTTTTACGGTAAAGCCAAGACATTTGGACTTATCCCAACTGTTGAAGCAATTCAGCGTGTGTTTAAAGTGCCGAAAGAGACAGCGAAGCAATGGATTCAGGAGATACAGAACGAGCAAACGGATATGGACCCCACGTTTATTTCTGACAGAAGACAAAAAGAAATGTTTGGGGATGAGGAATAATGGATCCTAAACGACCAAGGATTACCCCAGATCAGCTGGATATATGGTCCAGCAACATGGCAGAGCTCTACAACAGCCTCGAAGGTGAGATAATCCGCATAATCATCCGGCGACTAAAGCGTGGGCACCAGGACATTACACAGTGGCAGGCACAAAAGCTTTCAGAGTTGAGATTATATAACAGTGAGGTTATCAGGCTTGTAGCAGAGGTTGTAGATGTAGCTGAGGCAGAAATTAAGCAAATGTTTGAAGAGACAGGCATTGGCATAGTCAAGGACATCGATAGAGCTGTTCCACAGGACCCTAAACCGATACCCACTAATCTAGACAGCACCATGAGGGCGTACGGCAATCAAACCTGGTCAGATATAAATAATTATGTAAATCAGACACTTATAACTACACACTACGGGGCAGGTACTGCTGCAAGGGCATACCAGGATGTGCTAAACAAGACATCGGCAATGTTTAATACTGGGCTATATGGCTTCGAAGATTCCTTAGAAAGAGCCATTACAGAGCTGGCACAGAAAGGTATAGGCTCTGCACTGGTAGATAGCAGGGGTTATAGGTGGAACATAGAGGGCTACGTTAGAAGCGTACTTAAGTCCACTCTTGGTAATACCTACAACGAGCTAAGAAGAGACCGGTTAGCCGAGTATGGCATTCATACTGTATTGGTGACTAGTCATGTAGGAGCCAGACCGGCATGTAGCAAAATACAAGGCAATGTTATTGACTTAAGACCTCTGGAGCAACTTCCTCCTAATAGCCAGTACAAAAGTATATATGATCCTTATTGGGGAGCAGAATATGGCACACCAGGAGGACATCGAGGGGTAAACTGTCGGCACTTGCATATACCTTTTATCCCGGGTGTGAACACCAACAACCAACCGCATTATGATGATGAGCTAAATGAGAAAGTTGCCAAAAACAGAGATATTCAGCGCCGCATTGAAAGAGAAATAGTCAAGTACAAGAAGAATCTAATGGTTGCTGAGGAGTTGGGCAGTGATAAAGCTGACTATTGGAGGATGATGGTTTCAAGGAGACAGAAAGCAATGAGAGAACACTTAAAAGAAAATGGAGAATACCTAAGGCGAAACTATCGGCGTGAAAAAGTATATGTACCTTTAAGCACTCTTTTAAAGGACTTTAGCTATAAAGATTAGGGGGTAACAATGTGGCTAAATTGAGTTAGTGGAATAACAGGAGGTGATCCTGATATCTCGTATAGCACTGACGTTATAGTGCTTTTTTCATGTCCGCAATGACACTAAACTACCGCATCCATGCGTTAAATGGATATCCTATCGTGTTCATACACGTAAAAATTATGTAAGGAGAATGAGAAAATGACAAGAGAAGAGCTAAAAGCAATAGGTTTGACAGATGAACAGATCGAAAAGGTAATGGCCAGCCACGGTAAAGCAATCAACGCTTCCAAGGAGAAAGCTGATAAGGTAGAAGGTTTGGAAAGCCAGATTGCAGACTATAAGCAACAAATAAAGGACAGGGATAAGCAGATTGAAGAACTGGGGAAGAGCGCAGGCGACAACAAAGAGCTCCTAGAGAAGATTGAGCAGCTCAAAGAAGAAAACACTCAAGCTACTACGGAACTCCAGGAAAAACTAGACAAGCAAGCATTTGATTACAGCCTTGATAAGGCCCTGACAAAAGCAGGAGTGCGCAATGCAAAAGCGGTTAAGGCATTACTTGACACCGAGAAGATAAAGCTAGATGGAGAATCCCTGCTGGGTCTGGATGACCAGCTTAAGGAAATCAAGAAATCAGATGCGTACCTGTTTGACCTGGATGATAAAGGCAATCCCCGGATTGTTAACCCTGGCAACCCTAACGGTGGCGGAGAGGGCGGAGACGATCCATTTACTGCCGCGGCTAATAAATTTATTAAATAAAGGAGAGTAAAAAACTATGGCAATAAAATTATATACAAAACAGTATGCAGGAATGTTGCAAGACATTTTTGCAAGCAAATCAGCATTTTTAAGAGCCTTTGGTGGAGAAATCCAAACAATCCAAGGTGCAGAAGCAGATTCAAACTTCCTAAACCTAAAAATATCCGACACTGACGTGGTTATTCAAGCCTACAACACAGGCGCAAATGTAGGGTTTGGAGAAGGAACAGGAAGCACCAACAGATTCGGGCCTAGAAAAGAAGTTAAGTCCGTTGATTTACAGGTGCCATTCGATACACCTTTAGCAATTCATGAAGGGATTGATAGTTACACAGTTAACGATATCCCTGACCAAGTAGTGGCCGAAAGACTAGCATTACATGCAGTTGCATGGGCAGAGAAATATGATGCAGTTATGAGTGCGGAGCTATCAGCTAATGCATCCGAAACGCTGGAAGCCGAACTAACAGAAGAAGGTGTTACTAGCCTATTTGCAGAAGCTAGAAAGACATTTGTTAACAATAAAGTATCTAATAGTGTAGCGTGGGTGGCTTATGTTACAGCAGACGTTTATAACTTCTTAGTTGATTCCGGTTTAGCAACGACTAGCAAGAATTCATCTGCAAATATAGACGAACAATCTCTATATAAATTCAAAGGTTTTATACTAGAGGAGTTATCAGATGACAAATTCTATTTCCACTATGCGCTAACCGCAGATGAAGCGTTGGTAACCGGAAAAGAATACTTCACACGTTCAGGCAGCGCAGGTGCTTATGTTTACACGAAAGTTGAAGAGCCTGACGTTGGGGACATCAGCACTTACTATGAAAAAGTAGAAGAACAAGCTTACTTTGTAGCGGATAATGTTGGGGTTGCCGGCTTAGGTATCCCAGTAGCTAGAACGATGGATTCTGAAGATTTTGCAGGTGTAGCTTTACAGGGAGCTGGTAAACTTGGTAAGTACATCCCAGTGAAGAATAAAAAAGCTATTCTAAAAGCTACCGTAACAGAGCCAACACCAGAAGCAGAGTCAACACCAGAAGCTTAAGAAAGGACTATTTAAATGGCACAGTATAAAGTATTAAAACCCTTTAGGGATAAATACACAAAAGAAACATATGAGAAAGGTCAAGAAATTGACATGACAGTTAAGCGAGCAGATGAAGCCATTAAAAACTTAAAAAAATATGATGGTAAATTCTTGGAACGCATTGACAACAAGGAACAAAAGGAAGGCTAGCAACCTTCCTTTTGTTAAAGGAGGGAAAACATGCCTTATCTCACAATAGCAGAGTACAAAGAATTTACAGGTAAAAGCATAGAAGAGACCAAATTTACAGAACTACTTCCAAAGGCTAGTGACGTGTTAGATCATATCACTAGACACTTTTATGCACGAGTAGATATTGATGATGATATTTACTTATGGAGAGTAAAACAATTTAAAAAGGCACTGGCATCACAAATAATGTACTTTGATGAAGTAGGCTCATCCACCTATGAGGGTATTAACAAACAGCCACAAAGCTTTAGTGCAGGGCGTACAAGCGTTACTAATGCAAGCAGGTACAACACTGTAGGGGCAAATGAAAGTAAGTCAGCAGCAGCAGAAGAAGTTTATATGCATCTTAGTGGTACTGGCTTACTTTATAGGGGCATAGGGGTGATGAGATGATGCCGAAACCGCCTAAGGACTTCTGCATAGATAGCTTTGAGTACAGGGAGTACTTGGGGGAAAATAGCTGGTCAGAACCCATGTATGCCGAACCTATCACGGTTGAGCATTGCCGGATAGATAGGGGAGCGGAATACAGCTCATCTACATCGGGAAAGCAACTGCTTTATAATGCAGTGCTTTTTTGCTATGAAGGGATTACAAGCCCACTGCCGGAATTTAAGGTTCAATCTATTATCCATTTTGATGGCCAGGACCATGTTGTGACAAAGGTGATACCAATCTACGAAGCCTATAAACAAGCAATATACTCCTATGAGCTGGAAGTGGTTTAATGAGAGTAGAAGTAAATTTAGCTGGGGTAAAAGCGAAGATGAACCAAAGCAGTATACAGCGTGGCAGGTATACCCTGGCCAACCAGGCGCTGGCAGATATGAACCAGTTCGTACCGATGGATGAAGGGATATTAAGAATGTCTGCAAGCATCGACATAGATGGATCCGCTATAAACTACAATACGCCCTATGCAGCGAGAATGTTTTATTATAAGATGCACAATTACACCACTCCAGGCACAGGACCTAGATGGGACAACAAAGCCAAAAGCATACACATGAAAGACTGGGAAAAAGCTTTTCTGAAAGGGGCTGATTGGTAGTGGATTTTAT